CCCGCCGCTGCCGCCGGAGCCGCCGGAACTGCGGTGGCTCCCGCCCAGCTTGGACACGATGGCCGCGATGGCGACGCCCAGAGCGACGGCGGCAGCGGCCACCACGAGGCCCGCCGGGATGCCGAAGAGGGTGGAGGTGAGGGCCGCGCTGATGGCGGCCAGCATCCCTTCGACGGCTGCGCCGATGGTGCCGATCATGCCGGCGAAGCCCGCATAAATGGCCGGGAACATACTCAGCAGACCGCCGGAGAGGCCGGCGCTGATGGCCTTGGCCGCAGCGGCCAGCGGGGCCTTGAGCGCCCCGAACACGCTTTTCAGGGTGCCGCCCATCTTGACGGCCATGGAGGAGATGTCGCCGAATTTGCCGGTGATGCCGTTGTAGAGGCTCTGGCCGAGGCTCCACGCCGTCTGCGCCAGACTGCCCGCCGCGTCGCCGAGAACGCCGTTCAGGCCGTCTACCAGCGAGAGGGCATAGTCGGTGAGCTGCTGTTTCTGCTTACTGGTCAGGCCGCTGTAGAGGGTGGATGCCGCCCACTTGCCGATGGAGAGCCAGTCTCCGCTCTTTACCGCGTCCCACAGGGTGCCCACCGTGCCGAGGATGCCCTCGTTGGCGCGGTCTTTGAGGGCAGACCAAAGGCCGTCCAGTGTCTTGGCGGCGCTGTCCTTGATGGTCTCGGCCACCTGCTCGGTGCCGTCGGCGGCAATGGTCTTGACGGTCTCCACCGTGCGGAGCGCTCCGTCGATGACCTTGTCCTGCGTCTGGGTGATGACCTGCTGCTGTTCGGTGGTGCCGTCCGCGAGGGTCTTGGTCACGGTCTGGGTGGTGGTCTTGATGCCGTCCGCAATAGCCGTGCTGCTGGCCGTCACGGTGCTCACCACGTCCCGGACGGTCTCCATGGTCTGGCTGACCGTCCGCTTGCCGTCTGCTGCGATGGTCTCCACGGTCTTGATGTCCTTGAGCACGCCGTCCACCATCTGGCGGCTGGTGGAGGTGATGGTCTGCTTCTGCTGGGTGGTGCCGTTGGACAGCGTCTCGGTGACGGTCTCGGTGGTGGTGGTCACGCCGTCCTTGACTGCGGTGGTGGTGTCGCTGATGGATTTGATGATGTCCGCCGTGGCCTGTTTTGTGCTCTTGGCGGCAGAGGTGGCCGCAGCGGCCGCAGCGGTGGCAGATGCCGCCGCGCCGGAAGAGCCGGAACTGCGGGCCGCGTCAGCCTGAGACTGTGCGACTCGCTCATTGTGCTTGTCGAGGCGGCTCTGGCTTGCCTTATCTCTTTTCGACTGCTGATAGCTGCCGATAGAGTTGGAATAAGCCTCGTTGTAGGCATCTTTTGCTGCACCGAGGCCGTTTTTCAGAGAGCCCAGCGCGGCGGCTGCACCCTTGATGCGGGCCACAAGCTCATTGATCCAGTCCACCACCGAACCGATGACATTCGAGGCGGTCTTTTGAATGGCCGAAAATGCTGAATCGACAGCAGAGCGGAAGGTCTCGCTGGTGTGATAGGCGGTCACAAGCCCCGCCGCCAGAGCGGCCAGAGCGGCCACCACAAGCCCGATGGGATTGGCCGAAAGCACGGTATTCAATGCCGCCTGCGCCACTTGCAGACCGGTAGCTCCTGCGGCGGCAGCTTTATGGGCCGCAGCCATCGCGGTGGTGGCAGCGGTATGCAGCGCCGTGATAGCTGTAGCTGCCGCCACGGTCGCCTTATAGCTCAGCACTGCCGCCGTGACGGCCGCGACTGCCGCCGTCAGAACGCCGATGGTCTCCTTGAGCGCGGCCATTTTGGCGTCGTCCTCGGTGATGGAGACGACCAGCTCGTTTGCCTTGACGATGATGTCCCCGAGAGCCGAGAACAGCCCGCTGGTCAGTTCACCGGTCAGCGCGGCCACGTTGTCCTTCAGGGTGGACAGCCTGCCGTTGAAGGTCTGGCTGGCCTCCAGCATACCGTTGTAGAACTGCCCGCCCTCACTGGTGGCAGCAGCCACGGCGGCTTCCAGCTCATTGAAGCTGACCTTGCCGTCCGAGATGCGCTTGTAGAGGGCGCTCATGCTTTCGCCGGTGGCGTCGCAGATCTGATTGAGCGGGTTGAAGCCCGCGTCGATCATCATGTTGACGTTTTCCAGCGTGACCTTCTGGGCCGAGGACATCTTGCCATAGGCCCGTACGAGGGTCTGGAGCTTGTCCGCGTTGCCCAGCGAAATATCGCCCAGTTGCTTGAGCACACCGGTGGTGTCGTCCGCCGCGATGCCAAACTGTAAGAGGGTCTGGGTCCCCTCGGTCAGGTCGGACAGGGAGAAGGGCGTGGACGCCGCCATCTTCCTGATCTCTTCCAGCTTCTCGGCGGCAAGCTGTTCGTTGCCCAGCATGACCTTGAAGTTGGTCAGATAGCTTTCCATCTGGGCGTTGTAGTCCAGACCGGATTTGACCACGCTTTTCAGGCTGGATGCAGCTTTCTTGGCAAAGTCCGCGATAAGCTGGCCTGCGGCCACGGTCCACTTGCTCGTGGCTTTCTCAGCCGGGTCACTGTTGAGCTTTACTTCGCCGGTGATGGAAAAATCTGCGGCCACGGTGTCCACCTCTTTCTGTGAAAAAGAGCGCAGGCACAGTGGCACAGGCTTAGAGTTTTATTTCGATTTCTTTGCGGCAGGACGGGTTCTTGCATTTGACCCAGATGCCCCGGGCGCTGGCTTCCGGGATGGCCCAGACCGGCAGAGGCCGGCCGCACAGGGGGCAGAGCACCGGGGCGCGGTCAGCGCCGGAAGCGGGCCGCAAAGGCTTCGTTGCGGTCTTGCAGGGTGACAATGCGACCGCCTCCTTTCCGCAGAGCAGCGGGCAGCGCGAAGCGTTCCTTCAGCTCGGCACGCCGCTCCCGCTCTTCGCCCTGAAACTGCGCAGGGTCAGCCGTCCGGAACCCGATGATCTTCACCAGCTGGGTCTCCTCGGGCAGGTTCGACATGAGGGCCTTGAACCGCCACCAGTGGAGCCTTGCCCGGGTGACATCGATACCGTATGCCTGCTGGAACGCGGCCACGATGGCGGGGCCGTCGGTGATGTAGTCCAGCGCCAGCTCCTCGGTGCGGCTGCTGCCGGGGCGGTCGGATACCTCCTGCGGGCCTGCGGTGTAGAACTCCACCAGAGCCTTGAAAGCGTCCACCTCTTCCTCCGGCGGGACGGCCACGCGGTAAAACCGGCGCATGGTTTCCCGGGCCAGCTCAGGCAGGCCCTTTTCGTCCTCCGGAAGGCGGAGATATTGCCCGTTGAACCAGACCATAGGCCGGAAATCCCAGTCGATTGGCCTGCCGGCCCAAGTGCGGGGCAGTTTGTCCAGCAGGATGTCAGCCATTTTCCAGAGCCGCCAGCTCGGTCAGAAGCTGCCTGCGGCGGGCGGCCTTATCCACCCGCTCCACCATCTGGGCGGCGGCAGGCTGGCCCGGATAGCTCACGGGCGGCTTGTGCTTGTCCTTCTGGCGCTTCTCAGCCCGGCGCTGGGCGCGGTTCTGGGGGACGGCCGCCGGGCGGGAATAACGAGCCTTCTCAGCAGCGGCTGCCTGCGTGATCTCGTCGAGAACGTCGTACAGACGGCTGACATCGTTTTCGTTCAGCCCCAGACGGGCGGATGCCCCTGCGCCCAAAATCTTGTCGAGGCCGCGCATGGAAACGCGGGCCTGTGCGCGGAGACGGTCGCCCAGGCGGACATTCTCCCGTTCGCACCGGGCTGTCTCGGCCTCGCCCTCCCGGGTCATCTCGTCCAGTGCATCCTCCAGACGGTCGAGGTCGTTGGCGTTCAGAAGCGAAAAATCAAATTCCTGTCCATGGATCAGCATTTATCGGTACTCCTTTCTCTCAGCCCGCGACGGCGGTGTTATAGTCGAACTCAGCCGGGGTGCCGATGCCCTTGAAATCGGCGGCAAAGGTGGCATTCGCGCCGGCGCTGCCGCCCACATCGCTGGTCAGGATGAGCGCGCCTTCGCCCTTCTCGCCCTTGCCGGTGCGGAGAGAGAAGTAAACATAAGGCACCACCACGCTCTGGCCGGAGCCGAACGCGATCTTGTGGGAGAGCAGAAAGTCCTGAAACGCATCGCCCACGTAGCGGTCGCCCTGAATGGAGAGGGTGCGCTGGACACTGCCCTTGGTGGTGACAGGGCCGGTGCGGATGTAGGTGTTGTCCGTGGTGGAGGCGTTCAGTGCGCCGCTGTGCTCCCGCACGTGGTCGGCACAGACCACCCAGTTTTTCACGTCGGTCTGGCTGGCCTCGGTCTGGACGGCCAGCAGAAAGTCGTCGGTGGTCTCCACGCCGGTATAGGCTGCGCTGGGGGTCAGGCCCGACAGCTTGACGGCTTCGGTAACAGTCATAGGAAAAACTCCTTTCGTTTCAGCCCTTGGGCTGGTAATATTCGAGCCGCAGCTGCAGCTGCATCTTACAGCTGCCCGCGCTGGCCGTGACGATGTAGCCGCTGGACGTCACTGAAACGCGCAGCGCTTCCTTGCGGCCATCCAGCCGGGGCAGATGATGCCGGTCGTTCTGGGCCAGCACCCATTCGGTCAGCTGCTCAAAAAAGCCGCTGTTCGCGATCTGGACGCTCTGGGCCTCGCTGTAGTCGCGGCGGGAAACGAAGATGTAGCTCTTGGCGAGGTTTCGGCCGGAAAAGAAAACAGCCGTCACCGGGTCGGTGGGGCTGTCCTCGATGGAAAACTCGGCCACAGGCTCCGGCGAGAGGCCGGAAATGCGGAAGGCCGCGCCGTTTTCGCCCTGTTCCTCGGCGATGAGGGGGCAGGTCTTGAGCCACTCCCGCATGGCCGTGATGGTGGCTTTCTCGCTCATAAGTGTCCCATCCCTCCCCAGAAAGTCGTGACGGCCTTGGCCCCGAAGAGGGCCAGATGTTCGCCCACATCAGCAATAGCCCGCTGGCCCCAGTAGGAGCCGCGCAGGCCGGTGTCTCCGTGCAGTGCTTCGCCCTCGGGGTGCAGATAATACTGCTTGCGGGCATAAGGGGTATTGTAGACCAGCAGTCCCTCTTCGTAGTTGGATGCGGTCTGAACGCTGTTTTTCAGCTGGCCGGTGTCGAAGGGGACGTAGCTGTCAATGAGCCGCGCGGCTTCCTGCGCAAGGGCGAACTGGGCCTTTTGCAGGGCAGCGGTCTTTTCTGCGCCGAAGTCGGGGCGCCAGCTCAGCTCCATCTGCACACCATCGACCCGGTACTTCCAGCCGTCAGGTGGGGCGAAGACCGGTTTTGCTGACGGCGCGACCGGGCCAAAGGGGATCCGTGCGCTCATTTTCTCAGCTCCCTTCCACATGAAAATGCGGCAGCGGGACGCCCCGGTCGTCCGAGACGTCCGCCACCGTACAGCAGATGTGCGTTTTTTCGAGGGCGGCGTATTCGGCCTCGGTCAGGCTGCGGACAGCGCCGCAGAGGAGCTTGCCGCCCCGCTTGAGCGTCCAGTGTGCGGCCTTTTCTGCCGGTGTCAGACGCGCCCACTGGGGATAGGGCAGATAGCCCGGCGCAGGCGGGAGGCGGATATGCACCACCCGCTGGGGGTCCCCGGAGGCCGAGGTGCGGCGCGTCTCCCGCCAGCTGCACCCCGTGAACACCTTGCAGACCGGCTGGTCGGCTTCGGTGACCGCGTCGTGCAGCAGCATGACGACCGTGACGGGGGTCTGCATCAGAAACACCCCCGATACAGCAGGCCGTGGGGGTCGCTGCCCAGTGTGTTGGCGAGGATGTACGCCGCCTCTGCCGCCAGCCGTTCGGCCAGTGCGCCGGAGGTGAAGGTCATGGACACACCATCGTTGGAGACGCTGGACACGCCGGGCGGCGTGCGGGCGCTCTGCACAGCGTTTGCTGCGTCGATGATCTGGATGCAGGCATCCGCCAGAGCAGCGGCACAGGATGCGCACACGGCCGCGTGGCCCTCGGCCCGGCCAAAGGTCATCCGGTCGATAAGCCGGGACGCCCGTGCGGCCAAAGGGGCAAAGGCGGCCTCGTCCAGCGTGCCGCCGGCGGCTGCATACTGGTCATAGGTGCAGTAATTCAAAAAATCAGCTCCTTTTAGGCTCCCCTGTTAGGGGAGCTGGCTGCCGCAGGCAGACTGAGAGGTTCGGTCACGCTTTCTTCTTGATGAGGATGGTCTGGGGCTTGGTGACTTTGAAGGCGTAGACCTTGCGGCCCTTGACTGCGGACGCGCCGATGTACTTGCTGGAACCATTGAGATCCTGCACATGGACGGGGACGGCCCACTCGTCGATGAATGCAAACCAGTTGGGGTGGCCAGCAATGTACTCCACGTTTTCGCCGAGGGTGGAATCCTCAAAGACGGTGAAGCCAGCGATGCGGCCCACAGCGCCGGTCTGGACGACAGCATCGCCAAGGTCAGATGCCTTGATGAACTCGGGGCTCTTCAGCAGAAGACCATAGATCTCGGGGGAGACCAGCAGCCAGCGGCCCTCGGTGGGGACATGGACGGTGGAGAGCTTGGTGCGGGCGTCCACGACGTTGCCGTAGATGGTCTTCTCGGTCAGGGCGGTGGTGGTGCCGAAAGCCGTGCCTGCGGTGGTCAGCTCCACAGAGCCGTCGGAATCCACCTGAAGCGCCAGAGAATAACCGGCACTGTCCAGACGGTCGGCCACCAGATCATCGGGAACACTGACGGCGTCGAACCCGTCGATGATCTCATTGACGGCCTTGTCCTTGTCGATGTTGACGGTGAGATAGGTGGTGTCGCCGCCGGTCAGCTCTGCGCCGGTCTGCTTGTCGTAGTCGTTCACGGCAACTTCGGTGTCGCGGACAGGGACTTTGACGGAACCGGCCTTGGGGCTGCCCTCATAGCGGCTGTTGCAGATAACGCCGACCTTCTTGACCAGCGTTGCCCGGAGCTTGAGGTCAACCAGCTTGGAATAACGAACCTGTGCTTCGTGTGCCATAATATTTCCTTTCTATCAGTCGATCTTGATGCCGGGGTTCATTGCCTTGAAGGCTGCGGTGACAGCATCGGTGTCGCCGGTGGGCGGAGTGCCGTGCTCTGCACCGCTGGAAACGTGGACGCTGCCGCCCTCCGCGGCCTCGCCGAAAGCCCAGGGGTTAGCCTTCGCGGCTTCTTCCAGAGCCTTGTCGATGTCGGTGGTGCGGTCTTTGGAGGACTTGAGGGCCTCCATGTCCAGCAGGGCGCGGACGGCCTTGACGCTGCGGCCCTTCTTGCCCATGATGGCGGTGTTCAGGGCCGAGTCGAAGGCGAAGCCGTCCGCCTGTGCCTGCATATCGCCCCGGAGCTTGGTCAGCTCGGCCTCGTACTCGTCCGGGGTCTTCTTGCCGTCGAACTTGGCGAGGCCGTCCTGCGCAGTCTTGAGCTGGGCCTGTGCGTTTTCGAACTGGGTCTTGAACTGTTCGGCGACGGTCTTCTCGCGGTTGATGTCAGCGCCGTTTTCGCTCATCAGCCAGTTGAGCTGTTCATCGGTGATGCCGGGGAGCTTTGCCTTTACGTCTTCACGCTTCATAAGTAAACCCCTTTCTTTGGGTGAAACTACGGTTTGTTGACGCGGTTCTCCGTCCGCATGTTGCCGGGCAGGGTACGCGCTGCCCGCCGCGATGGTGTCCACTCCGTCCTCACGCGGGCAGAATGGGCATGAAAAAAGCGCCCCTGCCCGGATGGGCAAAGACGCTGGCGGTATTTGGTTGTTAGTCCCAGTCAGCATAGTGCTGACACTTGAGACAGCTTTTGTGGGCTTCATCCCAGCCGCAAGGCGGCTTATCGTCGCCCTTCAGGCAAAGAATATCATCGCCGATGTTGGAAATGTCGAAGCACAAGCCGCAGTCGATTTTTCGGTTGTAAATGGGACAAAACCATTCTTCAAGCTTCACATCATCACTAATGCGGAATTCCATGCTTTTTGACCACCTCCATCAATTTCTTTCCGCCCTCATCCAGCGGGCCGATGCTGGATACATTGCCATCTTGTCCGATGGAGACAAAGCCCAGCTCAGAGTAATAACAGGTCTGTGTACCGTTTCGCTGGGACATTGCGACCTTAGAGGAGCGGATGATGCGTTCGGCATCCATTGGCCCCATACCGCGTTCAGCCCAGCGCTGCAAGACGTGGTCGCTTGCAAAATTTATCTCATTTGGAGCAGACGGGGATTCAATGAGCCGACCTTTCGCCTTTATTGTACCAGCTTCCCGCATTTGCTGCAACTCAGTATTTGCAGCATTGAACCGCTCCTGTTTCCGGGCTGCATAGCTGGCCTTACTGCTGGCGCTCCGCCCGAACCCATGCACGCTTGTCCGGGCGCTGTCCACGCGGCCAGCGGTGCGGGAAGCAAAGTCGGCCAGCTCTGCCCGGGCAGCACGGAGCTTGACCGCGCTTGCGGTGGTATCAGCCCCGGCGGCGTCCTCGGCCAGATACCGGCGCTTGTACTTGCGGACGGCCCGCTCCCGGGCGCGCTGCATCTGGCTGATCTCATAGCGGGTGTAAAGCCTGCCTTCGTACTCGATGTTCCGGGCATTGAGCTGCTCAAGGCTCTCCTGCGTCCATGCGGGCGGGCTGCTCAGCTCGGGGAACACCACGAAGAAGGTGTGGCGGCAGTTCCAGCCGCAAAGCCCTGCGCCGGTGCCGTAGCCGGTGGCCGACTCGAAGTCCTCGTAGTGCTGGCCCAGATAGTCCACTGCACCACCCCGGTGATAGCGCCTGCCCTGCCACACGGCATGGCTGGGACGCGCCCCGCCGTGGGCTGCCACCTCGACGAAGCTGGCCCCCATCTCGTCCATCCGGGCTTCCTGCAGCTTTGCGCCGGTCTGGTTCACGCCGGTGAGCACGGCCCGGCGGGCGGCAACCTCCAGCGTATCCCTGTGGCCGCTGGGGTAGGTGACGTAGGGCATGGAGTCGGCAAGGCCGTCCACCGCCCGCTTGACGGCGGTCTTGTAGTCGAACGCGCCGCTGCTCACTTGGAGCCACGCCCTGTCCAGTGCCTGCTCGAAAGCCCCGGAGACGGTGTTAGCCGTGGTGGCGGTGAGGTTGGAGAAGCTGCCTGCCGTCTGCCGATAGCCCGCGTTGAGCAGGTTCTGCAAGGGAGCTGACTCCTCGAAGGGCGTCGGTTCTTTGCCGTAATGAAAATAAATCTCATCCTCGGCTTCCAGTGCGGCGGTCGCGGCCTCCTTCATCAGGCGGCGGATCTCAGCCTCGCTCTTGCCGGTATACCGGGCCAACAGCTTCACCACATCCTTGCGGACGGCCTCGGTCTGCTGGCAGCGCCAGAGCTGCCAGTTCGCCGTCGGTGTCAGGGCGTCCATCTTGCCGATGCGCCGGGCCACGTCCCGCAGGATGTCGTCCTCGGCCTGCTGCCAGAGCAGGATGAGCCGGTCGGGGGCGTGGTCGAGGTAGTCCGGGGCCAGCATCAGGCACCCCCGCCGAAGGTCAGCTCAGGCTGGCGGTTCTCGGCGGCGGCTTCCTGCGCCAGTCGGCGGGCATCCTCTTCGGAGATGCCGTACCGGGCCGAAAGATACTTGTAGCGGGGGAGTAAGCCGCTGATGGCATCATCTCTCATCTGGGTCATGCGGGTCTCGGCGTCGGTGATATAGCTGTCGTCCCAGTTCACCGAGATGGGAGTGTCGGGGACGACTGCGGCCTTCTGCAGGTCCTTCGCGGCCCAGAGGATGGCCCGGATGATGGAGATCAGCGCACCTTCAATGGGTATCTGGTTTTTGTTGGCGCTGGCTACGAGATCCTGACGGCTGCCGTTGTACTCGGTGGCTGTGGTAACTTTGCCATTCTCGAAATCGTACCGGTGACAGCCCAGCCCGCACTTGAAGGAGAAAAGGTTCAGCATATCCTGCACGGCCCGGTGATTCTGCTCCACGCGGAGGTCGGGGTTGTATTCATGGTACTCGCTGTGCTGGTCGAGGCTGCTTTCCTTGCCGGGCAGATGCACAAACTGGCTCACGACATCGTCGTCCGGCGGGATGGAGTGCTCCACGCCCTTATCATCCACCACCTTGCGGCAGATGTCGGCGCTGTAGAATATCTTCTTGTGGCCGAGGCGGATGTCCTCGCGGTAGTTGTCAAAGGCAAGGTCCACGCCCTGCGCCTCTTCCAGCGCCTCGGCAAAGACGCTCATGCCCAGCCCGCTGCCGCCGTCGATGTTCTTGACAGCTCCCGGGCTGAACAGCGCAAACCAGGGCGGGGAGCCCTCTACCGTGACGCTTTCCACCGTGCCTTCCGGGGGCTTCTCGACCGGAGAAAACACCGGCGTGCCGGACATGGAGTCGGTGGCGCGGAACCATTCGTTGCGGATGGTGCGCTTCTTTTCGTTGCCGGTGTGAGTCTGTAAGTAAATGGCAGGCTTGCCGTCCATCAGACACTCGGAGACAAAGGCCGCTTCGGTCACGACGCCCCGCTCCACCCGCAGGGGGAGAATGCAGGGGGCCGGGTCGTAGTCCAGCCTGAGCCGGACGTCCGGGCTGGGGACTGCCTTGCCGTTCACGACGGTCATATTTTCGACGCTCAAAACAAAAGCGCCCGTGCCGGACCAGAACGCTTTCTCGACCAGCGCGTTCGCGCTCGTCCAGAAGTGCAGGTCGCGGAGCAGTCCGCCCACCTGCTGCTCATCGTCGCCCAGAAGATACCGGGCGGTGACCGCGTCTGTGATCTGGAAGGTGGTGCGGTCGTTCAGCAACAGATTCGCCCAGTCCTCGCAGACCCGCTTGGGCATCCGCAGGGAGGCAATGGTGCGCTTTTTGGTGCCGTCGGCATACTCGGCGGCGCGGGTATGAACGCCGGGTACGTTGCCTTTCCACCATTGCCGCCACGTCTCGATCTGGCTGTAATAATCGGCATCCAGTACCCATCCGCGTGTCTTATGCAGATGATCCAGAAAATCGGTGATGTTCATGTGTTCGTCAACCTCTTGAAATCGCGCTCGATGGTGTACTCGTAGGCGTCCAGTGTGTCGATGTCGGTGCTGCCGTCGTCGAGGCGTTCATCTACGCCGGGATGCTTGCCGCTGTAAAGGGCCGTAGCGAGGGCATCCCGCAGGGTGGAAGCTTCCGGCATGAGCCAGAAGCGTCCGCCGCCCATCAGGATGCAGGTGAGCCGGATGCGGTCGGTGATTTTTATCTTAGCGCTGTTCTCCACCCGGTCAGCAAGCCAGCTCAGCTTGTATCGGCGCAGGCGGGCGCGGATATGGTTTATCAGGGTCTGCTCAGCGCTGTCGCAGAAAATGTACTGGATCTCACCCCAGCGGGCAAAGACCGCGGTACAGAACTCGATGAGCTTGTCGGCCAGAAAGTCGGCATCCTGCGCCACCGGGTCGATGCGCTGGGACGCCAGCCCCACAACGCCGGACCAGCCCGGGAGAATGGCCGTCGCCACAAAAGCGTGCTTCGAGCCATTGCCGCCAAAGTCCACGCCAATCCGGATCCGCCACGGGTGCAGCTGCTTTTCGGTGGGCCAGAAAAAACGCCCATCCCCGGCGGCGAGGCTGTCGGCCAGCAGGCGGTAGATGACGCCGTTGGCTGCCATCCACTGCCCGAGGATGAAGCGGTTATAGTAGACGGTGCCGGTATACTCTTTTTTCAGGTCGGCCACGAACTGGGCCGGGAGAGTCGGATTGTCGTCGATGGTGTACGCCTGGCAGTAGATGTCCGCGTCGCTGTCGAGGAATTTCTTGAACCAGTGGGAAGGGCTTTCCGGATTGCAGGTGCCGTCGAAATGACTGTGCGGACAGGAGAGGCGGCTCTTGAGCATTTGGAAAACGCCCTCGTCCCAGGTGGTGATCTCGTCGCCGTAGGCGTACTCGAAGGCTGCGCCCTGGATGCGGGCAATGTGCTTTTTGTTGTCGGCACCGAGGACATAGATCTTGCGGCCGAAGAGCTGCACGATGTTGCCGGAGGCCGAGGTGCGGACGACGCCCACCAGCTCAGGTCCCCAGAGGCCGCGCATGGGCTCCAGCACGTTGCGTTCCAGCGTGCCGAGGGTGTTGCCCAGCATGACCAGCAGGCCCTCACCACGGGCCGCACAGATGCGCTTCGGGATGGTGACGGCGCAGTCAAGATAGGTCTTGCCGGAGCGGGTCGCCCCGGTCTTGACGTTCCAGCGGTGGGAACAGCTGCGCAGATATTCCTGCTGAAATTCAGTCAATGGCACTGTCCACGCCTCCCAGAAGTTCCTTCGCTTTTGCCAGAGCATCGGCGGCGGGGTCTTTCTCGGAAGTGTCTTTGTACATCCCGAGGTGTTTGCCCAGCAGGTCGAGCGCGCGGAGCTTGTCGGCCAGCTTCACTTCCTGCTCAAGCCCATCCTCGCCGAACGTCTTGACCTTGACTGACTGCACAGCGGCAAGGTCATCGTGGCTGGCATCGGATTTGAGAGAGGCGGTCTTGGGGTCGATGAGGTCAGCGGCGTTGACGAATGCAATCTTTGCCAGCTCGCGCACCACCCGGTCAGTAGATACACCGGTGCGGCGACTCTGCTCAGCCTGAAGCTGGGCGATGAGCTTCTGAACTCCAACATTCTCCAACAATCGCGGCCCCACGGTCTTGGCACTTGCTGGGGAATATCCGGCGCGGATGGCCGCTTGGGTCGCATTCAAATCAACCATGTATTCTTCGCAGAATCGTGCCTGCTTGTCGGTCATCCTCACCACCTCTCCTGCACAAAAATGGAGCAGCCGGGAGGGTGCGGCCCTCCATCCGTCTGGTCACGCCAGCGCTCTCGCGTCTGAGCTACGGCTGCATAAAAAATCCCCGCACATTTCTGTGCAGGGTGATTGACGCACATCCGGTGGGGTATCCTTGAACCCACTGCGGATTCCGGGGCCTCCGGTGGTGTGCCGGACTCTCACGGGGAGAAGGAGGGACTCCCATCCGGCACGCCAGCCCCAAGCGGTTTTGCAGGCCATGCGTCAGGCGGTTGCTGCGGCGGGGCGCAGCGTCATGGTGCCGCCCTTGGAATCGAACCAGCCGTGTCTGGTCACACGCGCCGCGCACCAAATTGCGCTCAGGCGGCATAATAGAAGCAGCCCGCACGCCATGCGGTCAAGCGTCAAGGAGGACATGGTGCGGAGGCTGCGTGTATCGGTGGGCCTTTCCGGCTCTGCCGATGGTATCATTTTACACCGGAAGAGAGTGAACGCACAATGAACGGATACTGCACAGTTTCAGAGTTTCAGGTGTTCGATGGCCCGGCGGCGCAGGGCGAAAATGCCACGGGAAGTGAAATTCATGTCTGCGGCTACCTGCTCCCATTTCAGGCAGTCCAGATAGTATTTGCGAAGAGCGCAGTATTCGGCGGAGTCCAGCTGCACAAGCACGGCATCGATCTCCGCAAACAGAGCATCACAGACGGCCAGCTGCGCGTAGGCGCGGCGTTTGGCTTCTTCTTCACGCTCTACTGCCCGGGCGAGGCTCTGCCCATCCTTGCTGCCGCCCGGTGCTGCACTGAGATCCTGGGTGATGTGCCGGGTGGCCTCCTGCGCCTCTGCCAGCCGGTAGGAAAGCCGCTGGTAGAGCTTTTCGGCCTCCCGGTAGCGGGAGAGCCAGCTTATCTTTTCCTCGTAGGTCATGCCAGCTCCTCCATCTTGTGCAAATCGATTTTGTCAAGGCTGCTATGCTGCACGAGGGAATTTGCGGTATGTACCACTCTGGTCATCCCAAAAAGTATTTCAGAATCGCATTCCGACTCTTTTGCAACCTTGCACAAGATATTGTTGAGTGCAATGAGTTCCAGACCGCTCAGCTCTACCGTGGCAGAGCCAGCGTCCTTCTTTACATCATCGCGCCGATTCAATGATTGGATTCGCATTTGTTTACTCCTTCTGCATGAAACATATCGGTCTGAGCCGTGTATGCCTTGTAGCGTTCTTTCTGCAGGAGGAAATACTCCTGCGAAATTTCAAACCCGGTGAAGTACAAGCCAGCATCATAGGCGGCAATCCGACTACTGCCGCTTCCAACATGAGTGTCAAGAATCATCTGTCCCGGCTTGGCATATTTCTGAAAAATCCAGCTATACAATGCTACCGGTTTCTGAGTCGGGTGGATGCGCTTTTCATTCAGAATTTTGTTCCCCTGCTGGATATGTCCCTCGCGAATGCTTTTGCCCTGCATCATGCCGTTCCACATATACCGGAACAGGCGGACAGAATCAAACAGGTCGGTTGCAGCAATTTCGCAGTCAGAAAACGAAGTCCCGCCGTTGCACTTGTCCCAAACGATTCTGCCGGGTGCAAAGTGATAGTCGAAGTAGTTGCAGCCCCATATGATGTAGTGCTTGCTCACACGAAGCAGCTCGTTGAAGTAATCTTTTCCGGGAACATCCCATTTCGGGGTGATAGGATAGTCGCGGTGTACGCCAGTTTTACTGACACGTGAGCCATAATACCCTCGGTGTTCCGGCCCGCTGAAATATGGTGGATCTACCACAGCAAGGTCAAAAAGCTTATCAGGAAAAGCTTTCATTCCCTCCATGCAGTCCAGATTGAAGCAGATGCTTGGTTCTGATTTATGAGCTTCCATCATCACACTCAGATGCTCCTTTCTTTTTCAACGGTCGCCTCCGCCCAGCATTCTTGAGAAAATCGTTCCCGCTCGGCTCTGTGCGGTCAACTCGGAGATTCCGTCCGCTGCCGATGGGGTGAAGCCTGCGGTACTCCTCCACAGACTTGCATCCCTGCGCCTCAGCCTCTGCCAGCGCTTTGCGGACATACACCCAGCTGTAGGCACCGAGGTCGGCACACCTGCTGATGATGGCCAGCACCAGCTCTTCTCCCAGCCGGTCAGCATATCCAGTCAGTTGGGCTTTCCCTTGGGTGCTCAGCTTGCAGATACGCTGCTCGAACTCCATGACTACGGGGGATGTCGTCTTCGTCGGAGTCGGCTCGGGCGTCGCGCACGCAGACGACGACTGTCTTGTTTTCTTTGTTATCTTTGTTAAGTCTTGGTTAGGAGTTGGTTGATTGCTGGTTGATTGCTTGGTTGAGCCAATAATTTCAGTGTAATTATTTATCGCGATAACGCTGTATCTTGGCCCTGTTTTGCTGGTTATACAGTTGGTTGACTGCAAATGCATAAGTGCCGTCCGAACGGATTGTTCAGACATTCTGAGCTGTTTTGCCAGCTTTGCGCGGCTCGTGACCAGCTCACCGGGGTGGATGGTGATGCCCTGCCACTGCTTTTCCTGCCAGTTTGAGGTGAGCAGCAGGTGGATGAACAGCCGGGCAGTGTTGGGCTCCGAATACCATTCCCAGTCGGTCAGGCCGCGCGGGATGGCAACGAAGCCGCGAGAAGGGTCAATGCCCACGGCCTGACCTCCTTTCGAATGAAATGCCCGTATAGCCAGATAGCGCAGCTCTCGGCTTAGAACGGGAGGTCTTCGCTGTCGTCGATGACCGAGAAGTCGTCTGCGCTGCCCTGCGAATACTCCGGTACGTTCTGAGGCTTCTGCGGAGCGCTCTGTGCGACCTTTGCTTCCTGAACATGATTTGCTGTCTGCTGGTCAAAATCCTTCACGACAGCCCGCTCTGCGGCCTTACTGCCGCAGAAGCTCACGTTACTGGCGACGACCTCAACTTTGGTGCGGTTGTTGCCGTTCTTGTCCTGGTACGAGGTCGTCTGCAAGCTGCCTTCGATAGCAATCACGCTGCCCTTCTGGAAATACTTACAGACGAACTCGGCGGTCTGCCTCCACGCGACGATGTCGATAAAATCGGCCTTGCGCTCTTCGCCCTGCCGGGTAAAGCTGCGGTCAACCGCGACGCGGAAGCTGCACACATTGATGCCGCTCGGGGTGGTCTTCAATTCCGGTTCGTAGACCAGACGGCCCATCAGCGCAACAACATTAAGCATGGGTCGCACCCTCTTCCTCGGCGTCGCCAGCGCCTACCTCGTAGTCGATGTTGGCGCCCATCAGGACCTCCGGACACTCGGCGCGGGCAAAGTAAGCGGCGGCGCGGTACTTGAGCATCATTTCGGTCATCTTGGGCCAGTAGCTGCCATTCTTGTCCCACCACCCAGCATCCTTTGCCATCTTGACCGTGACTTTCGGGCCTTCGACCTTTTCGCCGGTGAGCTTGTCCACGCCGATCAGGCGGCAGCCCCAGTTGTCGGTGCCTTCTTCGCCCTCCATGCGGTAGCGGGTGCGGCCTGCAAACTGGCCGCTGTTGTCGATGAGGGCTTTGCAGCTCTTGCCGCTCCATGTGGGCATACCATGGACGACGTAAAGGTTCTGCATGACGAAGAGATGAGAAACGCCCATGCGCAGGGCCATCTCGCAGGCGATAGCGCACGCGCCGGGATTGCCGGTGTAGGTCTGGGGCAAGAAGCCTGCGGGAAGCTGCGCCATAGCGGCGGCTTTAGACTTTGCAAGCATCCAGTTGCGCTCGTCAACGGTCAATCCCTGCACCTTCTCGGCGTAGCTCTGGCGCTGCTGCAGCTGGATAGGTGCTGCAGGCGCAGGCACCTCTGCACTCTGGACGACAGCTGCATTCTGGTCGAGCATCTCGATAGGGGTCTGGTTTTTCTCAAGCATGATGAATTTCCTCCTCGGTAAATTTAATATCGATGATATTTGCATAACGCTTGATGGCGTCAAGCTCGGATTTAGTGCAGCGGAAGACGAGCTTCCGGTCACGCGGCTCTTCTCTGCGAGTAAATCGGGCGAAGAAATCGTCATCGTACTCGTCCAGTGTGTAACCATTACCGTGGCCAACGCCCGGCTGCACAAGGCTGACAGCGTAGGGGTTCTGCGCCGGGCCTTTGTAGTCGTCCGGCATCCCACGAATGACGGCCTCCCGTAGCATGGTGCGGTACTCGGTCATGTAACAAAAATCTATGGATTCATACGGCTCAGGCATGATTTCTTCGCCGGCAGCGGCATGAACGATGTCGATGAGGCACATGAGCTCACCGACCCGGCGATAAATCGAGTCGATTGTGCGGCGGGTCTCCTGACTGCCCAGCTGATGGCTGCGGGCGAAGCCGGTGAACAGAGCCACAGCATAGTTGACGTCGCTGGTGAGCTTGTTGCCGGTACTGATGAGCCGGAACAGCACATTGTCGTTCCCGACGTACTGGAAAATGCCCTCGGCCTTGTTGGAAAGGTCTTTGATGCGGGCTCTGCGGGCAAGCGGATTACTCATCTTCCTCACCTCCGTCATATTCCGGCGGCTGACGGCAGAGCCGGGCCGCTTCCTCACGGATACTGTTCAAGGTTTCACATAAGCTGGCAAAGGTCGTTTCCAAGTCCTCGCCGACCAGGCGGGAGTAACTGCCCTTTCCGGTGTCCCATGCACGGCGGCAGGAGAAGGCGATGCTATTGGCGTTTTCGAAATCTGCCTGTGCAGCGTCGCTGATTTTGGAGTGGAGGGCCGCTACCTGCTTTTTCAGGTCTGCGTTGTCCTTGGCAAGCTCTGCGTTCCGGGCATCTGCAAGGCCCCGTGCCTTTTCTGCAGCGCGACGGTCAACTTCTTCTTCGTCGATGACGCCCACGATGGGCTGGTGCTTCAGGGCCTCTTCGGCATCGCGGACGCGCTCCTCAGCTTTGTCGCGCTCCGCTTCGGCTTTCTGGCGCTGAAGCCGGGCGACAATGCGGGCCTCTTCTGCGTCGTTTGCCCGCTGCGACATCTGAGCGCACTGCTCTTGTAACCCATCAATGTCGGCGTGGGCGGCTTCCAGCTGGCTCTCGGCGGTTTTGGCACGCTCCTTCTCGGCCTTGAGCTGGGCTAAAAGCTCCTGCACCCGCTGGCTGTCTCCGGCGACGTCTACCAGCTGCCCAGCGCAGCCGCTGCGGGCGATGAGGTTCAAATCTTTGCGGGTCAGCTCGGGCAACTGTTTTAATTGGTCAATCGTTGAACCATTAAAAGATTCTCCGGTCTGCACCATATTCCATGCACCCGACTTGCTCATACCCTTGCTCTCATACCACTTTGTCCATGTGCCGCCGCCATACCGGCCCGCCTTGGCAGTCAGAGCGTGGATGCGGGCAAGGTAGATGCAGGAGATCAGGTATTCGTCCTGCGCCGCACCATAGTGCAGGTCGAACTGCTGGTCTGCTTCGGTGGCCTGCTGGGACAAATCACCCAGAGCCGAGAAGTCGAAGGTGGGGGCGGCGGGGATATTGCCGAACGGTTCGGCAGCCTCTGCAGGGGGCAGCGCAGCCACGGCCACGTCCGCCGCCGCCGGGGGCTCTTGTGTGCATTTTCTGATGTCGGCCAGGATCTTTTCCATTTCCTGCTGTGGGGTCATGTCCTTGCGGCTTCCATCCGGATCGAAAAAGCGGGCGAACAAAGCTGCCTTGGCAGCGATGCCCTTTTTGTTGGAAGCGCAGACGAATGTACAGCAGTAGCGGCCATTGTGGGAGTAATCAGTGGGGCGAATCTCGTCTTGAGAAAAGCCGCCAGTGAGTTCGCCCAGAGGGAAAGTATCTTTGACCCATGCACTGATATGTTCCAGGAAGTCAAAATCCAGGCTGACCACAGAGCAGGTGCACTTGTCTTCGGTCGAGCCGATAAAGTGGGAGTCATATGAGAGCGTTCTGCTCGTCCGACATTCGTAGCCCTTAATATCCTGCACGAAACGCTTGGCAGCCTTGTCCCACTTGTTGCCGCCCCACGGCATGGCGTAGGGACAGCCATAGCATTCATGGCCCGGGCCATAACCTTCCAGACGATTGCCGGTATTGTCGGCGTTGCTGGATTTCTGCACTCTCTGCCCACACTTGCAGATATAGGTAGTCACACTCTCACCTCCGTGTCCTTCAGGCGGTCCAGCATCTCGGCCTGCAGGTCTTTGCTCAGGGGCTGGAAGCGGTTATTCCGCCAGCCGTAGCAGAGGATAGTGCCATAGATGGGCTGGCCGCGATAAGTACGGTTCAGACCCTTGCCGTAGATGGCGTACACCAGCACCGCCGGGGTGCGGGGCAGAACTTTCTGCTCGCAGGGACACTGCAAAAGCGCTTCCATGCCCTGCAGCGTGTCCGGCAGGGTGGTCACGACCGGGTCTTTGCCCGGCTCGATAAGAATACCTTTCATCTCTTGTAAAAACCTCCAAAGTGTGTTATTCTTCGGGGTGATGGAGGTTCAAACCATCATCCCTTTGCAGGCTCGCCGGTGTTCCAGCACCAGCGGGCTTTTTTGCGTTCATGCGTCCCTCCGGTTCTGCCGGTACTCCGGCTCTTCGGTGCGGGCGTGGCGGCGGTCGATGTACCTGCGGCGCTGGGCCTCGCGCTCTGCGGCGCAGTCGCCCAGCCGGGCAAAGAACAGCGCCAGCAACAGCAGCACCATCGCGGTGATGAAGTCGGTGTCGGAGATGACGCCGAGGGCTTCGATGCTGCCCGCAAAGCCAAGTGCATACAGCATCCCGACGGCACCGCTGGCCACGGCCAGCCAGTACCAGACGCCAGATTTGATTCTCATGGGGATTCCTCCTATTTTATTTCTGCGGCACACCCAGCTGCACCAGCAGGGCGGGGACGTTGATCATGATGCACCGGCCACTCTTGAGGTGAGGGATGGTGCCTTTAGCAAGCTCTTTGCGCAGGTAGTATTCCGAAAGCCCGGTGGCCCGGGCAGCATCGCGGACATTCATGAACGGGGTAGAGGGGACGGGAGGAGTATGCTTCCTCATAGCGGTCACTCCTTTTTCTCAGTGGTGAAGATGTCGGCCATGATCTGGTCGAACGCGGGCAAACCAAAGGCGACGATCTTCAGCTGGTCAATGCAGCTGTCCAACTCTGCCTGCGCCCTCTGTACGAGGTCATCGGCCCGGCGCACCCTGTCGCAGGCTCCGCCGTACAGGGACTTCCATTCCAGGAACGTGACCTTGAAGTCGTCCCGCTGCTTCAACATATCGTTTCGGGTGTCGATGACCTCCGCAAGCTGCTCCTTGGCAGTGCTTACCGTCTTGATGGCCGCAGTCAGGCGCTCGTTGGTAGCTTCCAACTGCTCAATGTGCTGCTGGGCTTTGACGGTCTCGTACACGCCGTTCTTGCGCAGAGCGGGCAAAACCTCGCTGGTCACCCAGTGCTTGAAGGCTTTGGCCTTCGGCATCTTGCTGCTCAGGATCAGGCTGTAAAGGCCAGACTCGTTGATGAGGGCGGTCTTGGATGAGGGGGACACATTCCCATTTTGGGAATCTGCCCCCTGCGACAGCATCTCAAACCGCTTGTCCTCCTCATCGACGTGGGCGATGATGGCCTTGCCGGGATTCTTGTACCCCAGCGCCTCAGCGACGTCCTTGCCGACCAGCCACGGCTGGCCGTTGAGTTCGACGGTGCGCACCTGCCCGAACTCGGGGTTGGAGAAAATCTGTAAGTCGTTCATGTGGTTTTGTACCTCCTTGTGGTTAGTTCCCTTCTGCGGTAGAATAAAGGGGCAGAAGGGAGGTGAGAGCATGACTGATTTTGATAAAATCGTTCTGTCCGATGATGATGTCAGGTATTTAGAAATGGCACGATATGGAGCTATTCTTCATTTGCATCCAGTCAACGCGGGGCATCTATTAAAACTGGGGTTTCTCGTGCACTATGCACTTTCTGAAACAGATGACGAATTTGTTGTTACAGAAGACGGGATGCTATACGCTAACTACATTGATAAAAAGAAAGATGCAGAGAAGTTATTGGAAGAAAAAGAAAATTCACGTTATCAACAAGAAAATTTCAGGGAATGGACGGGTATTATCGTGTCAAATCTAATGGCGTTTGCAGCGCTCATTATTTCAGCAATATCTTTATGGCTTCAATTACGAGGATGATACTCAACATAAGGGCTGGCGTCCAATACAACCACCACGGTGGCCGATGAGTACACATATAGCGAATGATTGTCCAGCGTTCCTCTTCCACAGGTTTGCTGGACTTTTTGTTGTTCTCCATGTGGTTCACCTCCTTTCACTGATATTGCGTAAACGTAAGTTTATGCGAAAAAAATAGCATCGGTCTCCTGCGGAGTAAGATGCAGTGCGGCCCGGAACAATTGAATCTCATTTCGGGTGAAGTCGGACTGACCACCCATTTTACGGGAAAGAGTTGCCGGATTGATGCCCATAATCTGGGCGGCATCTTGAGTTCTTATGCCATGCTCGATACATTTGGCACGGAATAAATCGCGGTTGAACATTTGCTCACCTCCTTTGCGCAAGAACAGTATAACTCTTGCGTATACGTAAGTCAATACGAAAATGCAAGCTTTCTTTGGGAAATTGCAAAAACACATTGCAAAAACGCAATATAATGATATAATAAAGGCAGAAAGGAGCATCAGATCATGGGGAATTACTTAGCTGACCGACGAAAAGCTCTTGGGTTAACGCAAAAGGAAATCGCAGAGCTGGTAGACGTATCAGAAGCAACAGTCTCCCGCTGGGAAAGCGGTGAAATTGCTAATATGCGGCGTGACCGCATTGCAGCTTACGCGAAGGCACTAAAAACCACCCCAAGCTTTATTATGACAGGGGATAGCGCTGATAAAGAACTTCCAGCGGGAGCCACGCTTTATAATGCCCAAAACGTTGCCCCGCTGTTGGGCACTGTCCGTGCAGGGATGCCGATGTATGCCGAGGAAAACATTGAAGATTACATTCCCATCCGGCAGACAGACGGTGCAAAGTATTTCTGGTTGAACATTCGCGGGGACAGCATGAATGCTGCCGGTATGGATGAGGGCGACCAGATCCTTGTACGTGAACAACCGGAAGTGGAAAACGGCCAGTTGGCTGTGGTGATGGTCAACGGCAACGAAGCGACTGTAAAATACTTCCGCAGGGAAGGCGATCTCGTGATCCTGACCCCGAAAAGCTTTAATCCGGTGCATCAGCCGCAGATTTATGATCTGAAGAAGATGCCGGTGCGGATTGCAGGATTGGTTGTGGAGTGCCGGAAGGTGTTTCGATAAATGGTAAAGAGGAACTTGATATGTCGAGAAAGAACAAGGTTGGATATTCAAAAAAATATGCGAGTGCTGCGAAATCGTTTGACCGAAGCATGAATCGATTGGCACATTCTGTTTCGCGTGTGGCATTTGGTAGTAAATCTACAGCAAAATCAATCCCAGAAGCATCCCGGAAATCACATATGGATGAACCTGAGTTTGAAACGAAGTACACTAGTATCCCACAGTCAGTGACTATTGTCTGTGCTCTGATTGGAGTGCTGGTTTTTCTTGCCGATCTCAAAGATGACGGATTTCTGGTTTCACTCATTTTTGGATTTATAGCATATGGGGTTTCTCTTCTAATTCTTTGCGTTATATATGGAGGAATCGCGGGAGCAAAGGAATTTCGTTCTCAAGATAGTGATAAATGCGAAGGACTACTCGAATCGGTCTATAATCCCAATCCTGAATGGATGGGGCAGACTGGCCTTGTTGATTCTCGCGCGAATGCAAAGGTCTTGGCTCCACAGTTTCTGAAGCAGGCTCAGGAAAGCGCTAAAATCCTTCAGACGACCACGGAACCGGCCACCTTTTTTACAAGATATGACTTTTGCGTTGGACGCTTGATAGAACTTGAAAAGTGCAAAAAGTATGGTGCACAGGTAAGCACTACTGATGATTTGAAGAAGTATCGCAGCCTTGGCTTCCGAGATGATGCTGTAAAGGAAATCATTCATCGAACGGAAGAAAAGTATCAGGCAAAAATCGAGAGCCTGAAAACAGCAAAGGCAAAACAGAACTGGGCAGAAAAATATCATCAGGCATTTGAGCCATATTTGCCTTACATGACAGACGGCCAGAAGTCTGAGCTTGGAGAAACAAGCGCATATCTGTTTGATCTGGCTCAAAAATAAAAAACTCCCCCGGTGCTACCAACACCGAGGGAGTTAAGATAAGCGGCTCACCCAGAAGAGGGCATCGCACACTCGACATTGCGATTATACCTCTTTTGGGCGGGCTTGTCAAAGTGTACCCATATGGAGGTGTATTTTTATGGCGAGTTTCAAGGAGAAACTTGACAAAAACGGAAACCGCATCTACGAGGTGCAGGCCAGCAATGGGCGAGGGCGGCGTGTCTGGCGCACCTTCCGTCCGGAGCCGACATGGAGCAAGCGCACCATTCAGCGGGAGCTACAGAAATTCGCCGCTGAATTGGAGCAGCAGTTGGCGGATGGGGAAGTGCTGACCCGTGAAGAGACTGCGCAAAAGGCCGCTGCGGAAGCCGTAGAGGCGGCCAAAATCAAAACTTTCCGGCAATATGCCGAAGCTGTCTATCTGCCTGAGAAAGCCGCCACGCTGGCGGAAAAGACCCGGGCCAGTTATACCCAGCTGTTGGAGCAGCATGTCTTTCCGGCTCTGGGCCATGTGCTGCTGCCGGAAATAACTCCGGCCATGATAAAGGCGTTACTTTCCAGTCTGTCAGAGGAGCTTGCCCTTGCCAGCGTGACAAAGGTGTATGCTGTACTACATAACCTGTTTAAGGCTGCCTTGCTGGATGATACGATAGACCGGAATCCAATGGACAAGGTGCCGCGTCCCCGGAAGTCGAAGGATGCAGCCCTTCCTACAGAGCACAAGGCTTTTACTGCGGAGGAGACGCGGTATATTCTGCGCTGTCTGGATGGTGAGCCGCTCAAGTGGCGGGCGTTTATCCTGCTGCTTATCGATACGGGCTGCCGCCGGGGCGAGGCCTGCGGGCTGCAATGGCAGTCGGTGGATTTTGATACCAACACGATCACCATTGAGAGGAATCTACAGTACACCTCCGAGCGGGGCGTGTACGAGACTCTGCCCAAAAACGGCAAGACCCGCGTTGTAGACATCTCGTCTGACGTGGCCGCGCTTTTGCAGGAGCTGCGGCAGAGTCAGCTGGTAACGGTGCGCTGGGTGTTTACGCAGGACGACAGCCCGGAGCCTATGCACCCAGACACTCCAACTCGTTACTTCCAGCGATTTGGCAAACGGTATGGGATAGAGCACTTCCACCCGCACAAGCTGCGCCACACGTCCGCCAGCCTTGCCATCACCAACGGTGCCGACGTGGTAAGCGTCGCCGCACGGCTGGGACACTCTGACAGCAGCACCACGCTGCGGATGTACGCTCATGCCAATGAGGATAGCATCCGTCGGGTCGGTCAGACCGTAAGAGAGGCCTTGAAGCAGCCAGAAAAGAGAAATGCTTGAATTTGATTCTGTTTCGTCGTGTCTCTTGATGACTCGTATTCATCCTGTAAACAGGATGCTAAAAAACCGCAACTTGACCGCAACAAAAACCGCAACATCCTCGAAAAATCGAAGCAATTAACGAGATTGCACGATACAGCATCAGACAAATAAAATGATTGCATCACGCAATTTGTTTGACAATGAAACAACATGACACAACACGTTAGAAGTCCCTTTTATAGCTCGTAATGAGCAGGTCGTCCGTTCGAATCGGATCAGTAGCTCCAAAGTAAAATC